GTGGAAGTTGTATTACCTTCAAGATTTACAAGAGATACAATGTATAGATTATTAGATAAAGTAATTGATCCTGATTTAAATCCAAAATCTCATGCTATCGATTTTAACTTTTGCAATTTATCTTTTATAGAACCTACAGGAATCACTATCCTTAGTAATTTATTTGAATGGTTGGTAAAAAGGGATGTAGATGCAAATATTATCTACCCCCATGTGGATGAGATATCCGGAGGAAAGAATGATCCTATTCAATTTTTAGATGACTCAAAGTTTTTTGAAAGATATCTTGGTGAAACAATTACTAAGTATCCAGAAACAAGACCAACAACAATTCCTCTAAGACTTATTGCTTATAAAGACAGCTATCAATGGTTAGAAAATGATTTTACTCATTGGTTATCAGCACAATTGGGTATCACCCCTAAATCACTAGTTAATATTAGAATGTGCTTTGGAGAGATATTCAATAATATTAATGATCACGCACAAGAAAACATAGGATGTATTTTTGCACAACATTATCCTAGGTCTAATGAAATAAAAATCTCCATTTCTGATTTTGGAGTAGGAATACCAAACAATATTCGAAGAGTTAGCCCCTCGCTTCAGGACCATGAAGCAATCGAAAGAGCTACTGTTGAAGGTTTCACCAGTAAAACTTCGCCTAGAAACTTAGGAGCAGGATTGCATACATTGATAGAAAATGTGGTAAATGATAATGGAGGAGTAGTTTTTATTCATTCGAATTATGGTATATTAACTTGTATTAAGGGAAATAATATGATTCAAAAGTTTCCTTTGATTAAAAAGAGTTTTTATCCTGGTACTCTTATTGAAGTTGTATTAAAAACCGATGGCATTGAAAATATCGAAGACTATGAGGAGGAGTTCGAATGGGATTAATTAGAATAAGTGACCACATAGGACGATGCTACTCCAACAAAGAAGGCAAAACTATTCAAACTATTTTAAAAAGGGAATTAAATAAAGGGAACCCTATTACAGTTTCTTTCGAGAAAATTGATGGAGTCACATCTTCTTTTGTTAATACCGCCTTTATCGAGTTACTTGATGATTTTGAATTTAATACAATTAAAAGTTCAATTAAATTCATTAACACATCCAAACAGATAAACGAGATGATTAAAGATCGTTTTAAATTTGAGGTAGATAGAAGAAAAAAGTTGGTTCTTGCGTAAAGAACACCCCTCTCAATTGAGAGGGGTGTTTTACACTTTTATCATAAAAATCCCTCTCAAAGGAGAGGATTTTTAATTTTATTCTACACGAATATAATTATCATTAGCCGTTATGAAGAAATTATCTCCTTCGCTATTTTCAACCTCAAATTGATAGGCGTCCTCGACTTTAAGCTTTTGAATTATCTTAGGGAATCCGTATCCCTTAGTTAAATGGCCAGCAACATCATTATCATCCCAAGATGGCTCATCATAAAATCGCAACTTAGCCACCTTACATTCAGCTCGTTTTCCAACATATGAAGGGGTATTGCCTTTTAACTTTAATTTATCTCCTGGATGAATTACGTTGGAAGTTAATCCATTCAATGATTTTAACTCATTAACTGACATCCCATTATCCTTAGCAATTTCCCAAAGAGTATCACCTGATTTAACTGTATGGTAATCAGAAGGTGATTTACCGATGTAATCTAACGGATCTACCGCACAGGATTTGGCATAATTCCATCTTCCCTTGTGGAGTTCAAAATGAAGATGTTGCCCTGTAGAAAATCCTGTGTTACCCATATACCCTAACATTTCACCTTGCTTCACACGCTCTCCTGCTCCTACTTTACGGCTACCAGAACGCATATGAGCGTATACTGTTTCGTATATTTGTCCGCCAATTTCATGAACAATAAAAACGACTTCACCGTAAGAAGTTGATCTGTAGGATTTACTTACTCTACCCGCAGCAGCTGCTAGAATTTTCACTGTTCCACCCTGTGCAAAATCTACGCCATGATGATTCCTTGCTACTCCATTTAATATGTCATACCCAAAATTAGAAGTTACTCTACCTTCACATGGTTTTATAAACATGTTATCCTCTCCCTTTTCAAAATAAAAAGCCACCTATAAAGGCAGCTTTATTTGTAAATATCTGATCTTGGTTTTTTATATAATCTTGCTTGATCACTATCGCTTAGACTTTCAGTGGTTGGGTCCTGAACGACACCGAGTGAAGCTAATACCCCAAAAATTGCATTGACTGCAGCAAGCACCCAGCCCTTAATTTCTTCGGTAAATTGAAAGTCAGTAAGACCAATTGCATGAGCTCCAACTAATAATACTTCTGCTAAAATAAAAAGCTGTGAGATGACTGCAATCACCCAAAGTTTATTTTTGAATCGTACTCCCCAGTTAATCATTTAAACATCTCCTTTATTATCGATTTTATCTATACGCTTATGAGCTTGTTTTGTACTTTCATCAATCCGCACAACGGTTTCCGATAAAGAACTCCAACGTTGTTCATTGGCTCTTAAATCAATTCTGATTGAATCAACAGATTGACTAATATTGTCCAACTTTGTTTCGATGACAGCTGACTTTGAAGCATCATCTTTCACATTTTTGTCTCTTTTTTGAGCAAATGTGAAAAGTCCAATTAAGAATCCACCAATTGCTATTAAAACCCCAAATTCTACTTGCATGTCCTCATCCTTTCTAATCAAAATAAAAAAGAAGCTAATCAATCAAGCTTCTTTAGATTCTTCATTCTCTTTAAGGGATTCTTCTAGTTGGCTTTTCAAGTCCTCATTCTCTTTTTTTAACGCCTGAAACTGTTCTACTAATGCTCTTTGTTGTACCGTCATTTGACCAATGATTTCATATAAATTTGTTTGTTGATTATTCAAATTAATTCCCCCCCTGCGCTTGTATTGTTTTGGATTGCTGCTTCTAGTTCTGCAACGCGATTTTCTAATTCTTGGATCTTTTCTTCAGGACTTTCCGTTTCTGAAGGTGGGTTTTTCGGTTTAATGGAAGGGGTTATCAGCATATCCCGTTTCCTCCTTAGTCAGTTCGTCAATATATACGATATCGCCGCTATATGAACCATCTGGAGAAGTTTTAACAGATAAGAACCTATGAAAAATCTTTTCCTCTCCCTCGTATATAGCCATGTTGACACCGTCTAAATAGGTTACTTGTAAACGGTACTCATAACCTACTCCAGATTCCACAATATAAAGGTCATGAGAAACTTCTACTTCAGTATCGGATATGAGTTCAAAAGAAACTTCTTGCATATCCTGACCATCAATTGAACCAGCGCCAATTGTAAATAAAGAAGGCGATTCTTGAAGAGTTAATCCCTCCATGAATCGCCTATTTTCTATTCTTTTAACTTCTAACAAAAAGATTCCTCCTTATGCTTCATATATAATCATTAATCTCACAACAACTGTCGTTGAGCTGGAAGCAGCGTTACCCGTACTTCTGAACATGTAGACCCTAAACCCTGTGTGCGATTGGTTATACGCCCTAGCGATCATGTAATACGAACTGCTACCGTACGGTTGGGCAACCACCATGAAGATGTTTTCCGCACCACTGAAATTATAGTCTCTGTATACTAGGGTTTCACCAGATGGCATCGTTATGTCCATTTGGTCTATATACATAGTAAGGACACTATGCTGTACTCCATGAACCGCTTCTACGTCTTGATCAATCATGCCTGTCATTGCCCACGCATAGTATCCGCTATCCCTTTGGATTGAAGTAGGAGGTAAATAGGCTACATCAGTGTTGACGGATGTGACTCTACGACCATCTTCTGCGGAATCAATGGTCATCATATTTTTTGCCCCGCCTTGACCATCCCCTGAGTATTGCCACACTTCAAAACCACCAGCAAAACCAGCGGCAGCAGGATTATAATTATTTCGCCCTGTATGGATAACAACGTTCGAATATCTTACGTTATTTGAAGTATTAAGGAAATTGTTTAACAATACGGTAGGGACATCGCCGTTAGCCGTTCCCCCTTCGGCAGTCGCCTTTAACCACAACCGCCCTTCATCCTCGTCAGGAATATGCGATCCATAAATGGAAGTTTGCCTTTTAAGGTAATCCATAAAAATCCAGGTTTCCGATAGCGATCCTGACGCGTGAAATCCAAGCGATAAATAATCTTTAGCGCCCATCATACTTAAACCTTTGTTGGTTGTTCCTACTTGCTTAGAATCTCGGATATAACCTGAGACAAGTCCGTCTTCTGCATCGTGGAATCTAAGTGCGGATGAATCTACAGATATAACAGTTGTGTCATTCTGATAAGTCGCTATCGCACCATTCACGATTTCAACGCGACCTCCCGCGCCGTCATCTTGGTAAATGTTAACCCCCGTCATGTCTCCGGCGTTGATTTTATCCGCGTCTAAATTAACAATCATCGCGTTGGTAATTGAAACATTAGCGATTTTAGCGAAATCAATAGCTGCGTTTTCAGCTATTAAAGAATTTGTAATTGTTAACGGTTGTATGTCAGTATCGGCATTAATCCGAACTGTATTAGCCGTTACTTCGCTTGTGAATCCTGAAACAGTTCCATGTGTATTAACTGCCCTAACGCGAAAATACCACTGTTGATTGACTTCTGCGGTGTGAACAAAACCCCCAGCCTTACCTCTAAATAAAAGATTAGAAGAATCAGGGGTAAACCCTTGAATTTGTGACCCATAGATTTCATATTCTGCGACTTCATAAGACGGGTTATAATCCCATTTCAACTGAATAGTTTTGAATAATCCGTTAGCGGTGAAATTGGTCGGTGTAGCTGGTACAACGTCTGGAAAATCCCCATCAGTCACCGGATCTTCAACTTTATCCCAAATACCGCCCTTGTTATTCAATTCAGCTTCGATTTTTTCTAACTTTTGTCTTTGAGTGAATAACTCTATATAGTTACCCAGTTCTACAACCGCGGTATTATCAGGGTTAGAAACGTCATATTCATATGAAATAATCCGCACTTCAACTATGATAGGGTTAGAAAAGTTCCGATTGATAGCGAAAGTAGTATCACCTAAACGCGCTTTTTCGTGTTCGTAACCTGTGATATTTTCTAATGTGAATACATCCATTTTAAAATTAACTAATTGTTTTTGTTGCTCTTGTAGCGCTTCCCAAGTCGCTTTTAATAGTTCAGCTGGATCATCATAATTCCCATTATCAAAAAAACCAAAGCGGTGTCTAGTTCCACCTTCTCTGCCGAACGTTTGAAGGGCTTCTGGATCTCCTACCCATTCTTGACCTAGTGGTTTGTCTACAGGATCACCATTTGCAACACTCCATTCAACATCTGCAAAGGTTAACTTCCTAGAAAACCCTCCGTTATCGGTTTCTAAAGATTTACCGCGACCATATAAAGCGGTTTTAGGATATGATTTTGTTTCCCGTTGAAAGGAAAGTATATTTTTATCCATTTCCCATCGTTTTCCCGTATCAGCGCCCCGTCTAACTAAATGGTCAACATACCTTCCGGTAATTCCTAAACTATCTACCTCGATCCGATCTCGATATTCACCGCCCCATACGTTGCAAATATTTGCAACGGCTTCAGCGGAATAAATGTAATAAAAGTTTGTGCTATTCGTTCCAAGTGAATCAACCTGTCCGGCTTGCCATCGGGTGTCCTCTAATGCTCTTGTGAGGGCTTCTTGATTCGTTACGTTAAAAGGGCGCTTATCTTCTATAGGTTCATCCCACAATTCATTTATAGAAGGTTCACAAATAGCGGTGATTGTTGCCCCTTCCTCCGCTTCATCCTCTAATACTTCACGAATCATGAATAATCTAAAATTGCCGTCTAAGTCTTTAAAAGAAACTTGATTTTCAGCGACAATATACTTTGAATCTTCATGACTTCCAAGGGTGGTAAACTTGAATTCAGAACCTTTGTTCAACATTTCTTTAAAAGGTGCATCCCAAAAAGGACAAGCGCCTTCATTGTTATCCGTATCAGTCGATAGAATGGTTAAAAGGTTGTCATCTGGATCAAACACCCATAAATCAGCCATTTATTCACCCCCAATAAAAAGAAGCCCTAAAAAGGACTCCTATACATGCTTCGTGTTGTATGTGATTTCAGCGTTTGATACATTTTGACGACTAATAAATAGTTCGTTTGATCCTCTTTTCAACTTGAACCAACTAGAAAGTAAATCAAGCGTTGTCATGTTCACTTTTCCGTTAATGATTACTTTTCGTTTACCGAAATCAACTTCTAGAACGTCACCACTTACAAAGTTATAAATAACTCTTACAGAATCGCCGGTTTCTTTATTCCTCACAAAAAAATCACTTGCTGCACCTGAAAATGTAGAAGTGACAATAAAAGAAGGATTTTTCGCCCCGTTATTATCTACAGTGAAAGTATTTAATCCTAGACTAATAGTAAATTTAGCGGTATCTATATCTAATTGAGCAGGTGTAACGCCGTCTGTCGCGTTTGTTCTTGCTCTATAGAATATATAACCATTAGAATCAATATTTCGATCTAATGCATTAAGAGGTGCAAAATTGTGATGAACATTAGATAGAGATGAACTAGTACTTGAAGTTCCCCATGTCCAACTGTTAGAAACGGAATCCCAGATATGCACCCATACTTTATAACCGTCTTGGTTACTTCCTCGACCCCAAAAATCAAATGCGAATTCTGAAACATTTCTTTCTAACCAATTTATTTTATCGGTCATTGTTTCGCCTATACTGAACCCTAGTTTCTTTTCGACACTTCCGACCATATCAAAAGCAAACATTGCACCGGCTTCTTCTCCTGAAGCGGATCGTATATAATCGGCAAAAGTGCCATCCAGAAACTCTATTTCATCATACCAAGGTTGAGAAGGTTCAAAGGTAAATTGATATTTTAATGCTCCAGCAACTCCGCTAAGATAGAAAATACTTTTATTTTCTGCGGTACTTCCAGATATTTTCCCTTCATAATTTTCAACGGTTGATAGTTGAACAGAAGTATCAACCGTTACACTAGAACCTTTTTTATACGGTTGTCTCATGAAAGGAAGTGTTCCTTTTCCTTTAACTATTATTTCTTCCCAATCAGGCTCACCATTAAGGAAACCATAATAGGTTTTATCTGGTTCATCAGAATAGACAATTTCAGCCTGTTCTTCTAAATCAAGCAATACATTTAATTCATCTACTTTTTGGCGCATATCCTCTAAACCGGAAGCAAGAATAGAGAAATATACAGGCATTTTACGCAACGGCAACCGCCTTTTAACATAATGATCACCGTCAACGTTCGGAACAGTTTGGGTGGTAGCTTCTTGCTCTATTATTCCGCGCCCTCCTACATCAGAAACCCTAATAGGGAGTTCTACGCCATTTACTTTCATTGTAAAACTCAATGGATCACCCCCTAATAAAACGACTATCTGCAAAGCTACCGTCATTCTGGAACTTCGTGATATCCTCCCATGTTTCCCTTGCAATAACTTTTCCATTTAAGTTAATGGCTAGTGAAACAGGAACGCCGTTATTACTTATTTGTGTTGGCGGTGTCATGGTATCGGCAATTTTCTGACCTATCATTCCTAGAACAGAGGGTTTTAAAGGTAAAGCTGCTTCTGGAACACTAGCATCACCAATACCTACTAATCTAGGACTGTTTGCCGGGAATACACCACCATTCTTGTACCAATTAACTGATAATTTCGGCACGCTTAATCCAGGTGGTACTAGGTCTAGCTTGCCTCTTAAAGAGAAATGAGGCAGTTTAATTTTTGGTAGTCTGATTTTCAAGCCATTAAAGAAACCTCTGATTTTATCAACTTGTCTCTTAATAAAATCAACAGCCTTTCTAATAGGGTCCATGATTGCTTTTTTAATAGAGTTGAATTTTGAAGTGGCAGCACTTCTTAAATCATCCCACTTATACAATGCCTTTAAATAGAGGTCCTCGATATAACCAATAACCTTATTTTTAGCATTTAATATTGGTGTCATAATGGCTGATTTTATATCATCCCACTTGTACAAAGCTTTCAGATACAAGTCTTCGAACCAACCTTTGATTTTACTACCCATATTCTTAATCGCATCAACAGCCTTACCAGCAAAACCTTTAATTACTTTAAAAATCTTGCCTAAGAATCCGATTTGCACTAGTCCCCAAATCAATTCAAGGGCTCCAGATAAAATTTGTTTTATAGAATCCCATAACCCTTGCCAATCTCCAGTAAATAATGCAGAGAAGAATTTAATGATCCCCAAAATGACGTTGATTGCACCTTGGACCACATTCTTTATTGCTTCCCATGTACTAACCACAATCATTTTAATTAACGGCCATACTACTTGAAATATTATCATGATAACGGTTAAGGCAGTATTGATGACTGTCTGAATAACATTCCATACATTTTGAGCAGCAGCTAAAATAGAAGCTTGGTTTTCATCCCAAAATGCTTTAATTTGTGTCCAAATCTCCATAATAAAAGCACCGACTGTAGTAATGACGGTACTGATTACTGTGCTTATTGAATTCCATATGGTTGTTACTTTTGTTCTGAATTCTTCATTTGTTTTCCACATGCTTATGAATATAGCGACTAATCCTGTTACAGCTGCTATCACAATACCAATAGGTCCTGTAATGGCGGTTAGAGCTGTCCTTAACATTGTAATTCCCTTAGCCGTTCCATCTACTTTTGTAAATAACGAGGCGATCCATCCAATGAATTTATTAACGATCCCTGCAATATTTAAAATGATTGGGGCAAGAAACATAAATGCTCCAGATAGTTGGGATATTGCGATACCTATTGAAGCAATAACCGGATTCCCTTCAATTAAGGACGTTATAAATGGAATTACCACATTTAATACATCCAATACAGCAGAACCTAAAGGAGCAAGGGCTTTTCCTATCTCGATAATGAGCATAGTGATATTTCCGATTAGGGATAACAGTTTTGGTCCATTCTCTCTAACATAGTCTACAAACTCCTGAAAAGCCTTCGACTGACTTAATCCAGCTGTCCAATCTGCGAACCCTTGTGTTAGTTCTAATAATCCGCCTTGCATATCATTAGAAAGTGGACTGAATGCCCTCATGAGGTTCATAAATCCCAATAGAACATTTCCGGCAATTTGTCCAAAGGTAACGATTGCTGGACCGGCATCTTTACCGACATATTCAAAGAATGCTTTGACTTCACTCGTTCCTAACGATCGATTCAGCGAATCTAACAAAGTATTAATCCCATCAGCAGCACCTTTAATAGCTGGTTTAGATAGTTCTAATACTCCCTTAAGTGCATCTAACGATTTACCGAATGCTTGGACAACAGGTGTTTCAAATGACTTGGCGAACCCATCCCAAAAGGTCTGGAATTCTTGAAGTGATCCTAACGCCTCTTTCTGCGCATCCGATAACCCCATCGTCGCTAGCCTTAATTCCTCCATAGCAGCCGCACGCTCTTTTGCAGTGTCAGCTTTCGCAAGCTTTTCCTCTGCATCTGCAATAGCCTGGTTTGCTTCGAAAATATCAGTTAATGTTGGAATTGCTACTGCTCCAAAACCAATGACTCCAATCCCTGCTGCAGCGAATGCTGAAGATAAAGCCAATACCCCACCTGTTAATGCAGCGACCGCTGGAAGGGCAGCAGGGGCAATGTTAATGGCTGCTCCAAGTGCTGCGGTTTTAATTAGTCCAGAATCCAAGCTTCGTAGCTTGTCCTTTATGTTTTTAATCCCTTGCGAAATTCCCTTATCATCAATTTCAGATTCTATTGTAACCTTACCATCTGCCATCTATTTCCCTCCCTTCTTATAAGCCGAGAAGGCGGAACTTAATGCATCGTCATTATTTTGTTGTTCTTCATCTAATTTCAAAGCGTGAACTCTTTTCATTTTTCTAACGTGAGCAATGTACTCTTTTGAAGCTTCTTTCTCGCTTGGAACAGTCATAGTTCGATAGCCGATAACTTGTTTAAATGGGGAATTATCATCTAAATGTGTCATTAACGCTTCGAACTTCTTCCAGTGAAGTTTCCCTTGAAGTTCAAATAGATCAAGTTTATAAACCGCAAAAAAAGACGCAAAGATAAGATCCGCGTCTTGTTTGTAATCCATGAACTTTTTCGGTGGTGCGCCTTCTTCTTTTTTGTCTGAATCCAGGTCAATCTCTAAGAACTCTTTCATAACAAATTTGAATAACTCTAATTGTTCTTCATATGATTTCTTTTTTACTAGATCGTACTCATATAAAAGCATTTCTAACGCTATAAAAATCTTTTCGAATTCAAGCAAGGACTCATCATCAAACATTTCAAACAACCTTAGAATGTTATCGAAAGCCATATCGACATGGATAATATTGTCCTCATATTCAAAGCAGTCATCATCAAAAGATGATGTGAGAGTGAACATCACTTCTTCTTCCCTTTGACGTATTTAGATTTTTTATCCTCGAGGTTTCGTGTTTTACGGTCATTTACGATTTCTGCTAAATGCCAAACTAAGTCGAGCATGTTCATGACCGACTTACCAGCTGCTTTATAAAGAGGTTCGAATGAATCCTCCCCAAGAACGGTGTTGATTATCTTTTTCACCAATGTTTTCAATTCTTCGAAATGTTTCCATTGGTCCTCTTCTGATAGCTTGGTTTCATCAACACTCTCTAGTTTTTTAATGTCATCTTGGAAAGCAAAAAACTCCTGCTGGTATTCTTTAATTTTGGCGTCGCTAAAATCGACACGATAGACATTGCCTGCGATTTCAATCTCTTCATATGCTTTCTGAAATTCAAATTTCCTCATCCTATGATCCTCCTAAAAGAAAATAGAGGGGAAATCCCCCCTCTTTATGCTACTGGCGGTGTGTAAGTTGGTTTTCCATTGAAATGAATACCAAAGCTAATCTCTCCCTTTGAACCAGCTTCACCACTTGGACCACCTATTTCTACGATAGTGGCTGGACCTTCCAAAATACCTCCATCTGGTTCTGTCCAACGGAAATTGGTACGTCGTGCGTTTCCTAATTCAAGTCTCTTGCTATAGATGAAATCTTGAGCTTCATCACCATATTTACGATGACCCGAGAAACTCAAAGTTTGTTGAGCTCCAATTACATCGGTTTCCCCATATCCATCACCATCTAGGTATTTATCCTGTGATAGTTCCTCGTTATTACTAGGTTCCACGCTGTTTAATCCCCCAGCAAGCCGGCTATAAATCGGTTCCTGTGTAGTTGTATCAGTCCCTGTTTGAATTTCGAATTTATGAGCTGACTGTAAATAAAATTCTCCTGGCATTCTATGAACCTCCTTTTGTTAGTTCAGCATTAAATAATGCGGTATATGTGTGCTCTCCATGTTCATTTTCTTCCACCCAATTCGGCATTGTAGTGCAATGACATCTGAGCAATAAAAAACTGCCGTCTTGGCTCGATATGGAGCCCTTGGGCAGTTCATCTAAAGCATTATATATGTCATGACATTTTCGATACGCTGTCATGCTATTTGGGTCTTTAACTAAAACTTGAAAAGCAAAGTTGATTGTTTTATCTCTGTCTAAATACGGATCATTCGGTGTAGAAGGTGTTGGGCGAATAGCGATAGATTTTGGTTCTGTTAATAATGAAGGCGTTGCGATTGTCGCATTTAATGTTAAATTTGTTTCTAAATATTCCTTTGCTCTTATCATGAAATCCACCCAATCACCTACTTCCCATCAAAATATTTAGCGTATTTTCTACCAATTTCCTTCATCCACTCAGGTCTTTTCAGCGCTTTTGCAGCTTCAAACCATAACCCTTGTGCATGGGGGTTAGCGTCCTTAGAAAAATTGTATTGTGGATTGTAATACAAACGCCTTGCTTGTGGTAATTTCCACACTAAAAGACCAAGACCGATTCTACTATGTCTAAATGAACTACGCTCTAGTTCTCCAGTTTCTTTTGGAATAAAGAAGTTAGAATCCTTCAAAACATCCTGATCCAGTTGCATTTGTGCTGCTTGTTTAGATTGTTCTCGTTTTGTTTTTAGTTTAGCCTCATCAAGATTTACTTTGACATTAAACTTAATCATTTTACGTCAACTCGATTTCGTAATGGTGAAGAGTAAAGGCGTGAATAGGGTTTACCTTGTTCACATACATGACATCACCATTAAAAGTCACTTTAGACTTCTCTTTAAACTCCGGAATGGGAGAAGAATTTACAACGTCAACAATCAGCAAGGACTTATAAAGAATTTGCTCTCCAGTATTGGTCCTTTTAATATTCGATGACGATTCAACACGAACATTTTTCAAGGTGATAGCTGGCTTATAGCTTTCCTCTGACCAACCATCATCAGGAATAGGTTCTTCATAGGTAACCTCATGGATCAGCAAACTAACAGGAATAGGACGAATCATGAGTGTTCACTCCTCGATACAAAAGGCCAGTAGGTTTGAGATATTCAATCACTGCTGGACTAGTCCTTTGTTGTTCTCTGTTAAGTTTCGAAGTGCTATCACCCTCGGAGTAACTAAAGTTCCCGACACCTACAGAAGCATATCCCCCTCCATGAGTCGCAGTATCGCCGCCCATAGAAACCATGTATTCAACTTGGGCTGAAGTCGCCTTCTTCACTTGGTCTTGAAGAAATTGAGCCAACTGTGTGAATTCTACACCAGTAAGGGAATAGTTTGTTATCTGATCAATAATATCGCTAGCTTTTTTAGACAAACGAGAAAAGGCGTCCACATCAGCGATGGGAACACCTCCATATGTTTCGTCATAATAGGTTTTGTCGATGTAAGGCATCTTTACTCACCACTCAGATAATCTTGGATAGCAAAAACTTTCTCATCAATCTTGCCACTCTTTGGGTAGAGTTCCTCAGGAACTTCAAGTTCAGCAGCATAAGCGTCTAATTCCTTATGGGTCATTTTAGTAATTTCCTTGCTAGAATTATCCCCTTCTTTTTGTCCATCCTTATCAGCTGGTGGTGAGGGTACTTCTTCAACAACCTTATAACCTTTATTTTTAAACCATCCAATCAACCATTTATCATCTGTTTTCGCTTCTCCATTCACAAAATGAAGAGAAGCACTAACCCCATTATAACTAGGGTTAGGGCTTTTAATTTTCGGCATTTATAGAACTCCCTTCATTATTGAACTTTGATGTTGCGAAGTACACCAGCTTTACGAGTCGCTTTAAGCGCTACTGCTGCAACCATTTCAACTTCACCTGTTTTGACTGCGCCTGGTGCTTTAAAATCAGGAAGGAAAGTACGAATTACGTTATTTCCAGTAGGAGAAACACCGTGGAATCCGTCCATTCCAAGAGAAACTGCATATAGATCTGTTAATCCTGTTTGAGCAGTACCAACAGTACGATCTTCAATCGGAACAATAGGAACTGTACCAGTACCATTGTAGAAGTATTCAAGGTCAACTAATGGAATATTGTCATATCCAGAGACTTTACGACCAAATGCATCTTCTGAACTAGTTCTATATCCCGCACGACGAGCAATTGATTTAATCTTTGTGATCAGTTTGCTATTACCCATTAGCATTGTAGGACGACCATCTAATTCAGCTAAGAAATTGTCTAGTTCATCAAGGAAAGAGAACTTGTTTGTTTCTAGCCCAGATTCGTTGGATAAATCAATTACAGTACCTGTATTTAATTCCGTGCTTGAACCAGTAAGAGCCTTATCTAGCCCGTCGAATGCATCAGTATCCACTGCTGAGTCACCATTAATGACAGTGTGATGGAATAGATTACGAGCCCCTAGAATCTTCTGTTGTAACTGGAAGTTCATTTCATTGATTTGACCTGATGTGTCTTGGATAACACGGTCAATTTGGAATGCTCCACCAAAGATTTTAAGATTAACGAATTGATTCTCGCGGTCAGCTTCGTTTGCTGTGTATTCGTTATTTAATGCACGGAATCCAGCAGTAGCAGGAGTTTTCAAACGAGTGTAACCGTATGTTAAAGTGCTTCCTCCAGTACCTGGTGAAACGGCATTATCGAAAGTTAAAGCATCTAAAAGTAAAGAACTGCGACGAAACTCGTCAATGACCATTTGGTCTACATGATCGGCCATACCGACCTTTGCTTGTTGTAATGTGATTGGCATATAATTTCACTCTCCATTTTAGTATTAAAATTAATTAGTAGAAAACCTTTGAGCCAGTGCATCTGCTAAAGTGGCAGGCTCTGAACCACCTTGCCTTTGATGACTTCCTTGTGAGAATTGTGGAGTGCTTGGTTTTTGTTGTTCAGGTTCATCAAATAGATAGGCATCACTTTCTCTGATGTTTTTCAATTGTTCTTCTAACCCAAGTAACTTATCTCCATCAAGTTTAATAGCTTCTTTGTTTAGTAGAGCTTCAACTGCTTTGGGATTCTTTGCCTTCGCTCCACTTAGAGCATCTTTTAAAGCAAAATCAAAAGATTGTTGGTCCAGCTTTGTTTGATAATCCTTAGCCGTTTTTTGATTCTCTGCTTTCAAGTCATCTAACTGCTTAAGCAAGTCTTCATTTCCGGCTGCTTTAGTTTTTAAATCGTCTAGTTGAGTATCACGATCTTTTAACTGCTTTTTTAATTCCTTATTGTCATCGTTGACCTGATTAAACTTGTCTTTAGGAAACCAATTGCCATCTGAAACAATAGCAATCTTGTTATCTCCTGCTTTTTCCATGACCTGTTTATATAATTCTTCACCTAATAACTTTTGTAATGGCATCTATTTTCGCTCCTTATTAGTTTTTTCAACGTGTAACCCTCCACGCTAAGGAATACGCCTCTTTAGGGTCTAGCCTTTAAAAAGACCAAAATAAAAAGCCTTAACCGAAATAGGTGGGCTCTTTGGGCTTCTTCAATTCATTTACTTCTTCTTGCAATTGGATAAGATGAAACCCTAATTCATTAATGGTCTTATCCTGTTCTTTTATTTTTTCATCTACTTTTTTATTAAGTTCTTCAATTTCTTTTTTAGTAGCAAACATATTATCACCACCTATTCGACAATTTCATAAGTCTTTTCGAAAATATCTGGTTTACAAGGATAAAACTCACCATTTACCCCTTTGATGATATAATCACCTTTATTTGCTTTCACTTTACCTTCTAAAGTGTTGATGAACAGTTCCCCATCAAAATAATTAAAAATTTTAAAAACGTTGTCTGGATGTTCTTCAACAGCGAAATCAACTATTTCTGATACAAGACCATTGTACTGAACAGCCTCAATAACAACAGGCTTTTTACGGTATTTAGCCACTATAATCCTCCTAATTACGTGCTATGGAAGCATTGGCCCACATAACAGCAGTCTCTAAATTAGTAAATGCAACTGACTTCTCACGGCTGTTCGGGCAAGTCTCTTCGATTAGATAAGCTAATTCCTTTGCTTTTTCACGAATAGCTGTATATTTTTCTGGTTGCCCTTCTTTTGGAGCATGGTACATAAAATTGTTTTCAATTTGTTCACTCATTTTCAAATCCTCCTAATATGGTTTTTCACGGTTATAACGTCGTGTTCTTCCAGTAGCACGAATAAACTCACGCATATTCGCCTGAACATCTTTTACCTTTTCTTCAGCTTCGTTTACTCCGTATGGATCTCTCATTTCCATCATCATAGCGAGCTCACGCTTTGCTTTTCTGATTTGTCTCTCCATATATCGCTGTTGCTGGCTTTCTTTATATGCCTTTTTGTTTTCCTTCTCGTTATATGGCTCATAACGTTGTTTAGAGATACCAGGAATATAAGGATATTTAACATGTCTGCAATTAATCCCGAATAATCCATCTGGTTGTCCGTATGTCGTAGAACTAAAAGCAGGATATTTATTGTCATTCCCACTTCTACTAAAAACACGCCCTTGATATGGAGCGCATTTAGGTCTTGCTCCCATATGTGATGATATTTCAATGAGATCGGCACCGTATTCATCCATTCGAGCATCTTGCATTTCATTAGATATTCGATTTGAAGTAGATCGCATAACCATATTCACATATGCTTCAGTGGACCACTTCTTGCCGGCTTTATCTATAAGGGCAGGAATACCATCATTAGCCCATTGTCTAGCAACGTCCCTGAGTGCTTCCTGCGGAGTTTGAACCCCTGCCAATACCTTACCTACCGTTTTATTTATAATGTCTAATTTAGCTTGATAGGCTTGTTCTATAAGAGTGGTATTGACTAGATTGAAAGTAGTTATTGCCTGTGCTTGGTATGCAGCAAGAATATCCTGTAAAACAGAACTTTCTTCAACAGCTGGTGGAGCGATTAGCAAACCTTCCTGAACAGCTTCTTGTAAGTCACCCTCATACTGTTCAACAGTGCTGAATCCTGCCTGTTTAAGAATTTTAGTAACTTCATCGATTGCTAGACCACTATTTTTGGCTACCGTGACAATATTCTGCTGTGTGAGACTCTCTAGCATGTTGGTTTGTTCGGCTCGCCAAGACAATATCTTGTCCTCTGTAAGCAAGCTCCTGTGTTTCCTTAGTTGTTTTGCAATGTTAATAAGGATTTGTTCTTCAATAGCAAGAAAAACTTCAACGACTGGAAGTGTTAATTGCTGTTGTTTGAGTGGTTCCATTACTCAGCACCACCAAAAAGATCTCCCATTTCAGGAGTAGCCGTTTTTCGTTCCTCATTAATTTCCTCAAGGAGCCTATCAGCTTCTTCTTCTGTCATACCATGAATCTTCATAATAGCCCTTTTTTTACTGTTCAGGCCATTAGTAATAAGCTGAATTTGTTTGTTGATTTCAGCTGCCTTATCTTCTGCAATCGAATCATCAAAGGTGACGGTCACCTCAAATTCATCTGGAGCAGAAAAAATCTTATATAGCTTTGCTACTTGAACGATCACTTCAATTAACTCTTGAATCCCTGCTTCAATTACTGTTTCGTGACCTTGCTTTGTTCGGAATGTCTTACTATTCTCGGAAACCACTTCTGTTGCAGTTTTAACTCCTTGACCATCAAAGGTAAAAGAACCAGCACTAAATCCAATTTGCATCGCTAGGATATTTAAAAAAGCGTTAATGGCTGCTATATGTTCTTCTACGCGTAATTCTACCGATATATCTTTAATATCGTTCACGCCATCTTCAAAATTGAAAGCCTCATATGCTTCATCCGTGTCATCGAAATATCGATGAGTTTTACCGGTCTCTGGATCAATAACCGATTTAATCGCAAAAGAAGGGACTAAGATACGTTTACGCCCTAGCTTGAATTCTCTCTGAAAGCTATCAAAAGCAATATCGAGTGATTTGATCGTGTCCAATGCATTAGCAAAGACTGAAATTCCAAGAGGACTTGATGTGTCAATGTTATTGGCAGTGTTCGGCTTGAAGTACACGAAAAGAGGTCTCTCTAGACCATCGATTTGGACCTCTTCCTCCAAATTAGGGAAGAAGTTTTTCAAAGGCACTTTAACTCCTAACTCTTCACTGTTAGTACTTTCATATACTTCATTTTTGATAATGTATTTAGAACCTTCCCATAAATGCCATTCAAGGTGAGTGTATTTCTTGTCACCCTTTCGGAATTCATTAATGAATACACCCTCTGAAATACCTTTGTTGTCCCATGAAATAGGAATAAAACAATCTGCGGTCACATAAGAAAGTTTAATCTTTTTGACTTCCGCAAAAGCTTTTACAACCATGCCACCAAGAGCAAAGCTATACTCTAAGTAGTCCTGGACGTTCTTATAAAAACTATTGGCTTTAAATACACTCTCAATATCTTCTCCTAGCATTTTATCTGAAATACTAATCTCGCATTTTTCGTTAAATACTAAAGTAGCCATTTCTTGAGAGATTACTTTCGGCATTCCAAGGGTAGCCATTTGACGTGTTTTTTCTCCTGCTATCGTCCGGTAGGAAAGTTTATGCCATTTTTCATAAAATCCTTTATAAAGCGATTTCCAAACGTCTATCAGTTGATATTGTTCATCAGATAGTTGGATGTCTTTATAGTCGGACAGCTTCTTAATGCCTTTCAACAGCTTCATTTTGTACATCACCTGCCTTAACTTGGCGATTAGGTTTTTAAACACCGAATCACCTCCTAATACTTCAGATTCAATTTCCTTAGGTTGTCATTCACATAGTATTGAAAAGCGTCACAAGTATGGTCATCTACCTTAATTATTTTCGGATCATCACTTTGAAGAGTATCGGCATCCCATTGATATTTCTTATGTTCGGTTAAAAATATCTCATTGCTTTTGGTTTTCAACACGAAAAAACGCCCCTGCGCAAATAAGTCTTGGACGTTGTCAATCATATCTATTTTCTTTTTCTTTGCTACTGGATGAAGGCGAACACCGTAGTCTTTAAAATACTGATTTCGTAAAGCACCCTCGGCAGAGTCAATTGTTTGTACATCAAAATTCTTTTTGTATTCGCTCTTTACACTTTCACACCATTCATGTAATTCTTTCGATAGTTCGCTAGGAGCTTTCTTATTCGCTTTGTTTTCTGGACTGTAATAGTAAGTATCTAACAAAATCACATTCTGTTTTTTCGTAAGAGCTAATGCTAGATGGGTAGTAGCGGATACTTGATGACCTGTATCAGAAGCGGTATCAATAAGAATAATGTCGTCATCTTCTGGCAACTCTTCTATTTCACGAATATGGTTAACGTTATAAACCATATCACCTAAACCGATAACCTCGCCGTTATACATCCAGCGCCAATAATCTATATCATTTTCTTTATACTTCTCGATCTTCCTAATCATTTGATCCGATAGGAAGCCTTTTTTGTCATCTAAATAACTAGAGTGATGGACAAAATAGTCCTCGTCACCCACTTTAGTATCTAGCCATTCATTAATCCATGAATAAGGGTTTCTAGGCGGATTATAAGAGAAATATACTTTAACCTCTTTCCCTTCAATCTCTTGACGAATAAAAGTGTCCTCGACAATGTCTATATCTTCTACACCTGCAAATTCTGCTGCTTCCTCATACCACAATGCCATAACATATCCTTTTGCAATCTTGGCTGACTTAATTTTCATAGGATCATCAACGCCATAAAAGTAAAATGCTGTTCCTGTTGGCTTATGACGAATAATTAAAGGTGATTTCCCGAAATAAAACTCACCCTCAACACCAAGCATATATATGGCCCATTTAATTTGCTCGTAAATCGAAGTAGAGAGATATTTACCAACTTTCCTTAAACAAACAACATTCCCCTGGTCATCTTCTAAAAAATCTGTAACGAGCTTCAAAGATATAACGGATGACTTCATAGAAGAACGTCCGCCTTTTGCTACAATGTGAGAAGCTTCAGCAAGCCATAGCGAATAGAAATTGACATTCATTAAATCCATAACTTTAATCATTTTTGCTGTCATTTTCTAACGCCTTCCTCATTGCTTCTTTGTCATTGACAATCACAACACGACTTCCTGTAGAAACCTCGTCTTTTATTTCAGCTTTCGTTTTCTCGATATTTAAGCGCATTTGCTCTAGCTTCAATCGACGTTCATCATCTTCGTGGGCTAATTCTAAGAATTGCTTTGTTAAATTCCTATATTCAGCCATAGCACGAGCTTGAGCCTTAATATAAGATTCATAACGTTCATAAGCGAATGAGACTTTAAATGACTCGCCGCCACCGCCTTCTCCCCAACTACTTCCACTTTCTTCTTTTAGATGATCGTGAGCATCTTCAACCCACATAATCTTCTGCATACGGACTATAGCTGAAAACTTTACTTCAATCTGGAACCACAATTGATCAGCAATATTTAAATCTTCCATGGCTTGCATGATTTCAACTTGCTCTGCATGTAAAAACTTACTGTAAAGACCATGTTTTGTTCGAAAGCTGTTGTGATTCGGAAACTTATGAGAAGGATTTGGATTACCACTTCTATTTTGTTGTTTCTTCTTAGTTGAAACTTTCTTTTTAGGGGTTGCAACCTTACTTTTGGTTGCATCCTTTTTCGTTGGATCCCTCGACCAACCTTCACGACTCTTTCGGCTTTTTAGAGTCCCTATTTTCACATCATATTTCTCTGCTAATGCTTTTAAAGTTATCTTACTTGATTCATATTCATTTCTTATTTCATTCCAGTTAGGCATTTACATTCACCGCCACCCCCGAGTATTGTTTTGGACATAAGAAAAAGCACCCCCGAAGGATGCTTCTTTACCGTAAACTAAAATCCAAGTTTCTTTGTTAGATGAATTTTTCCTGCTTCATTCAGCATTGCTTCCCAAGTAGAAAAACGAGTTGTTTGTGAAACATATGCATCTAATTTTGAATCGTCAATGTTTTCTAGATCCTCATTTGTCTCAACAGTAAAAGGACTTTCTTCAAAGAAATTATCAATATTACCGAAGTCAGTATATTTTCTCATGAATGACTCATTAAAGAGTTCGTTAAAACCTACTTCTTTTCCGTTTTCGTAGTCTTTAATGTTCCTCTCCATTTTTTTGAGTTGTTTACCCAAATCATCGAATCCACTATTTCTTCCCATGTATTTTTCACCCCCTTTTCGACTTACTTCGCCAAAAAGGAGATAATTTCCTGCTATTGATTAATACTTTTATCATGCTCCAATTTACGTTGAAACCGTTGTTTAAACTCATAAAGATCAATAACTCCAGCTTCAATCATCATTTCTGTCATTGTATTCATATAGATCATGAGAATATTAAGGTTTTCTTTTACTGGTTCCATACGTTTTAAGCAATAAATACATAATCCTTCAATTACTGATTCATTCGTTAAACATACATCACATTTTTCTGTACTACTCATAGTGATCATCTCCTTTTACTAGTTCTTTCGACACAGAAAAGGCTAATTCCCACTATTTTACATAATATTAACAATATCTTAATTTTCATAATAAAAACGCCTGCCAAAGCAAGCGCTCATTACATAATTCCGTTCTATACCGGAGAGATATTCGACTCCCCGTCCTGCCTTCCATTTTACACCACGGATTTTTCTTTTTTCAACAATTGCGGAATGTGGTCTTTTTGGCCTTTTTGGACGATTATACTTAAAATTTCTTCTTTCATTTCTCTAACAGTATCTCTTGAAACCCCAAGGTGTTTAGCGATAGCCCTATAACTCATCCCGTCCAACATACATTCATAGACCACTCTGTATTTTTCTGTTTCAAAAAAACCGTGAACTAACTCAAGAAATGATATAGTTTCTTGATATTTTTTTAATCTTTTCTCCTGGTATTCAATTTGTTTCTTTTCAGCTTCACTAATGCCAGAACTCCCTTTTGGCATTGCCGCATCTATTCCATATTGCGCCACTAAACTATTACCTCCAAATGAGACCCTGTTAAGAATACGTGAAAGACGTGAGATTTCTCTTAACATAAAGTTATAGTCATGGATCCATTCTTCAATTTGCCACTTCGTCATTTGAACTGTCATGGAATCAACTCCTATTGTTTTTGTCTATATGCTCCGCCTTTTCCTCTTCGATACGTGGCTTTGTTCATCCCCATGAGACTCCTAATATCTGCATCTGTTAAAACTTCATCTCGGCGCTTCTGTGGCTTTTTACGACCATATCGTTTAACTTCTCTATGTTGCTGTTTCCATTGTTTCAATTGCTCTTTAAAATCCCTCATGACTTCATCCCCTTTATACCTTGCCAAATAAGTACAACAGGCCATAAAATAATCAAGATCAATAAGAACAAAATGAAAGCATAAGTAACGCCTTCGTCCTCATCCACTTCTTCTGGTTCTTCCTGAATGAGACATAATATCAATCCAATTATGAAATAAGCTATCCACAGATAATTCACATTCTCACGCCCCTTTATCAAATAAAAAAAGAACACCAAACAAACGCTAATGCGTTCATTCAGTGCCCTCTGTTCTTCAGTAAGGCTATTTATCTAATTATCTTTCTAACAATGAATCTTGGCTTATTTTGAAGATACTGACTAGGTTTTCGGGTGTCTTTTTGGGAATGCCATGTCGATCTAACTGCTCTTACGCTCTCTCGATACTCAATATGTTTGATCTTGTAATCTTTAATGGCATTCCAAACTTCTATAATTTTTTTAACAAAAGGAGCAAGAAATTTAGCAAGTTCATGTATCGCTTGGCGGATTCGTTGAACTATTTCGTTCAAAGTTTCTTCTTGAGTACTATTCATTTAATTCTCACTCTTTCCTGTTTGATTATGTCCAGTACTTTCCCATCTTTCCAAACAGCAGTATATTCACCATATCCTGTTTGAGGAGCTTCAATCTTGGTTACATGCCCATCTTTTACGACGTAGATGCAATTGCTCATCAAATCAATTTCTGCCGTCATTTTCTCTGTATCTGTCTTCATCAAGACCCCTCCTTTAAATTGAGTCTCGATTTCCCCATCTGGCTTCCGCACCTTTTTCTCCACGCCAGGTAAAATCTTTTTTGTGAAAGTCAGCTTCATCTATTCGTTTAGGCTTTTTTGTAGGCCTAATTGGATGTTTTTCGATGTAGGCGAGGCGTTCTTCCTCGGTCATGTACCAAACCGTGACTTTACTCATTACAATCAGCCTTTCAAATCAATAATCTAAAAACGATCATTCCAAATGCAATAAAAACAAATGCTCCGATAGTATCTAATAACAATTCATTTTTAATAGCGTAGTAAAATAACCAAGTTATATAAAACAATATAACTAAACCCAAAATGTTATAGATAACTTCTACCATTTAAACTCCAAATGATCCGCATAACACTTGGAACAAAGACCTGGCACTGCAAATCCATTGGGCTTATGACAACGACCGCACAATTCCGAATCCGTTCTCCACTTTGCCTCACATGATGGACATATCATGGTTAAATATCCACGAGAATTTTTTACTACTTCTCCGACTATTTCACAATTCGGACAGTGTTTAATGGTTTGTGATTTTTCTATGGTTTTCATCAGTACACACCCGAATCTTGTCTCTTATGATTAATGGCATTCTTATTCATGTAGGCTTCTTCTACTTCTTCCCATGTGAAGCCAAGGGCTTTACCTAGACCAAGGTAATTACTCAATAACTCACCAAAGTAAAATTCTTTATGATATCTTCCAGTACCACATTGTTTTAATAAAAGTGCGCATTTATAAACTCTCAAAAACATTTCTTCTGTTTTTCCAATATGAACAAGAAAAGGCTTTTTATCTTGAAATCCCCATTCCAATCCCAATTCCAATACAAAATGTAATCCGTCCACATATTCTTCTAAGAGTGGATTTGTATGACCGACAACTCTTTTTAATCCTTCAATCCATTTGTGGATCGGAACGAAAATCCTTGGCATTTGGTCCTTACTCCAAAACTTAAACCCTCGCCATTCATTTGCACATTCGCCTAATTCTACTAGCAATGCTAACACCAATTTATTTAGTCTATCCGATTCGTTGTAATTGATTTTATCTCTTAAAACTTTTTGAGTCTGAAACAGCTTTTCTAAATCCATTACTCTTCCTCCTAATCTTGGGTATCACATTCCCTCCAAAATGTTTACAATCCGTTCCACACCTTGTCTGGCAGTTTTTGAAGAAAGAGCAGCGCATACACGCTGCCACTCTATCTTCTTTTTTCATCCATTCTGCTCGATCATCAGCTATGATGACTTGTGCCATTATGCGATGATCACTAGTTTTCCGGCATTAAACTCTTCTTGAAGAGCGAATTGTAAATAGTCCTTAATGTTCCTCATAGCTTGTACTTTCCAAGCTCCACCATCAGCTTCAAACAGTGCACATCGTGGACCGTTTTGCATACGGAAGATAAAGTCACTTTCTGGTTGATCTACTTCAACGAAGGTCCGATATGGTTTAAGTGCTACTGGATTTGGAACCTCTACCTGTCCAACAGTTGCAACTCCTACTTTTGCAGTTACAGATTGACTAACTCCATTGTCACCAACAGTTCGAACATCTTCTTCTTTGATATTTCCAACCACTTTCAGCATGATGTCACGATCTTCATTCTTTACGAATACAGATTGTAATTTGATATTAAATTCTTCAGCATCGTACCAGCGTTCAAAAGAGTACCCAGGTATCATGGCTTTTGCTTCAATCAATGCTTTTCGATTAAAATCACGGTTGAAAGAGCTGAACACTGAAACATCAGTTGGTGATTCAACATGGATCATTAACTGTTCCTCTCCGTCGAATCCTGATTGTAAGTATTCTACTAAACCTGAAAGGCTTCTTACCTGAATCGTATTAGGTGTAGGTATGCTCACTTTGTGAATTGGTTGTGTTGAGTAAACCTGATCTCCAACTTTCTCAATGCGTGTGTTTCCTAAACCAACAATGTATTGAATCGCCTCTTTAATCATTACTTAACATCCTCCTTTGGTTGTCTAAAGCTATAAATTCTAGATCCTGTATCCTCTTGAATTTCTCCTGTTTCAAGATCAACTCGGGTTTGGCCTTTCACTCCCGATTTAAGTTCTTTACCAGTTACTTTTCCTTTATCATCAAGGTCCATAATAATTTTGGCTTCGAGCTTCTTGGCTGGAGCAAGAGAAGTTTTAGCCTGAACGTTAGCTAGGATAACGTCTCTTGCTTCATCCCCTGCTAAAGTAATGACTAAATTAATTTTTCTTTTAGCAGTTGGATCAGTGTTTAAATCCGCAAAGTTCTCTAAGACTTTCTGTAATTCCAAGTTAAAACGTTCTGCTACTGCACCATCTGCGAATTCGTTTAAATCTACGATTTGTGTCAATGTGATTACCTCCTAAATTGGTTGGATTATTACTTCAATGCGCGGGTTTTCGCTATACCATTTACTTATTGTTAGCTCCACTACCTGGCTGTCATCTTTCCAGATAACTGATTTAAGAGCATCTTTAATCCCTTTTGCGTAGTTGTCTACATCTGGCTTAGTAAGTGGTCTTAGTTCACCTTTTTCAGCAGCAAGAACTTTCTTTTTGCTGAAGCTTTTCAAACTAGGTTTATAGACTGCTATTTTCATTGCTAAAGGTCCTTCAAGAAGTTTATTTGGTCTATTTTCTGCTGCAACTAACTTCACATATTCCTTGAAGTCCTTAGACTTCTTAGGGTCATATGCTCTAGTAAATCCTCCTTGAGAACTAAATCTTGGTCTTCCTTGTGCTACTGGTGTTCCGTAAACTGTGAACTTAATCAATGCTGCACCTCCTAAAACCACTTGTTCTCTGGGCTTTCAATATCCGTTTTCCTAATCTCCGCAAGTACCAGTTCGTGACGCAATTCGTAGTAGTCAAGATCAAGAATGCTTTTTCCGTCTTGCGTTTCCGTAATTCCTCTAGCCATTAGATCACTTATCATGCTTTGTTTCTGGATTGCTTGAGTATTCTTAACTGTTTTGTACAGAACGCCCACATCCACACCTCTTTTTTGGTTTGCCCGCAATCGGCATGATGTAGTAGATTCCTGGTGCTTGATAGATTGGTTGCTTTCTAGCATTTTGGATCCGTAGATTGATATAAATGCTTTCTAGTTCGAATAACGACAGCTCGTATAAATCTCGTCCGTCAGGATGCTTGTGATAGCCGTAATCGATTAGTTTGTTGATAAGAAAATCAATACGGTTTTCAACGATTTCTGCTGGCATGAGTACACTCCTTTCTTCGCTTTATAGAGTCGAATTGTTCAGTATTGTTTAGTGTAATAACTATTAACTGCTTTCATCTTTTTTCTGTTCTCTAAAATTCGTTCAGCTTCTTTTATAGTTGTTTCCCAAATGTACAAATTGTCTTCACTACGAATTTTTCTAGCGAGTTCTAAGACTTCTTCGCTTACCTTCTCCAACAAACTCACTCCCTTACTACGCTATTTGAGTTAATAACGTCATAAAGTTATTAAGCACTCTTAACTTCAAACTTCATTTCCGCTGCTGCTAACCGTTCTTCAAAAAGTCTATTTTTCTCTGCTTTGACTTTTGGATCCATTGGACCGCAATCTGGACAAGGTACAAATTCGATAGTGAACCCGTTCATGCTCTTTGCTACATGTGTTCCGTTGCAAATGTTACACACTCGCCATCCCTGCCAATCTATGATTAAGTATTTTTCTATCTCCCTTGAGAACCACTGTGTAGTCTCTAGACATTTGGTAAATCCTTGTTCCTAAAGCCTCGTCAATGTCACAAAGTTCATCTACCGTTTTTTCAGAGGAAATCATTATCGGTTTATGATTAAGGTATCGATAATTGATGACTCCAAAAGTCTGCTCCAGTTGAAATTGAGTAGGTGTCTCTCGACCTTTAAACAGATCATCGATGAATAGTATCTGTACTCGTTTCATCTTCGTAAGCTTTTCTTCGAGTAAATTAAAGTCATCTTTCAAGTCGTTAAATCCTTCTACGAAAGGAAAATAAAGAACGCTAATTTGTTTTTTGTAAATCAGGTTATTTGCTAGAGCTGTTAGTAAATGTGTTTTTCCCGTTCCTGGTTGCCCTAGTAAGCTGATACTATTGTGGCGGCTAGAATTAATCTGGTCGAAGTCTTTGAAGTAATTCACCGCGCACTGGTAAGCACCATGAATCATTTCGTGTTTTCCTTCCAAAGAAAAATTAGTGAACGTCATTTTTTTGAAATCGTCTGTAATCTCGCTGAATTTCATCAAGTGTGATGATTGGCGCTTTTTTGAGCATTCGCAGTCTAGTAAGGTTTCTAAAAACTTAGGTGTTCCATTTGGCCAAGTTCTTTGTTCACCATCGTCATCAAAATCAGGAAGGTTGGTAAGAATAAAACCTTTGTCTTTACACTTCTGACAGTCATATTGATTTTTGTTTTCCGATCCATCCGACTTGACCGCCTGTGATGGAGTCATCATTGCTTTTTTCTGTAGATCGTCCATAACCTGAGCGATACTGGTGAACCTTCGCTCCATCCTTCGCACCTCCACTCATTTTTTCGTCAAACTTTTTGTTATAGGCTTTCACAGCATCCAAAGAATAGAGCTCCATGTCATGTAATCTTTTCAGAATTCCAGAGACGTATTTTGCAGGATTTCTAGGTATTTGCTTTTTGGCTCTATGAACAACTTCGATGATTATTTCTTCTGGTTCAGTAAATTGACTTTCCTCACTGTCAATCCAGTGTTCAAAATCTGAGATTAATAAAGCAGGAGGATAACCAAACGCCTTTTCATATTCGGTAAAATAATTTTGCTGCATCTTATCATCCTTATCATCATGATCTTTTATCTTTAAATAAATATCTTTAATACTATCTTTAAGGACCTCTTCGTCCTTACTCTCCCAATCGTTTCCGTGCAGTTCGAGTTGGTGTTTTACCAACTTCGTAGTTAGTGTTTTACCAACTTTTATGCCTAAATTAGTTAGTGTTTTACCAACTAGGCTTTCTAAATCAGTTGGTGTTTTACTAACTTTTTCACTTGATTTAGTTGGTATTTCACCAACTTTTTGTTTGAGATTTTCATGAATTAATTGATCAAATTTTTCCTTTTCGAACCCCTTAGAAGGATTTATCTGCCATTTTTCATAGTCCTTATTCAAGGAAAAAGTCATGGTGTTTTCGTCCCAATTTACGACTCTGCATTCTCGTAAAAATTTCAATTCTTTTTTGACATCCGATTTATTTAATCCAGCTAATTCAAAAAAGTTAAATCTTTTTACAATACAATCTTTTCTATGGCATCCATACGACAGGCGAATGATGAAGTGAAGGATGGCTAATTGTCTCTTCGAAAAATCTCTCCTGATGATTTCATTCATTAGCTCTGTCGCTATTCGTATGTAGCCTTTTTCCGGTTGTACATCAGCCATCCAGCCTCACCTCTCTTTCATTTTCTTAGCCCTTTCTAACAAATGAGATGGCTTGTATGATTGATTCCCTGTCTTTGTCATTTTTAGCTTCTGCCAAGGCGTTATCAAGCCATTCAAGAACATTATTTCTTTCCGTACTTGGTTTGAAGTGACGAAGAAGAATAGCCCCGTTATTATCAACAAAAATTTCTAATGGATCTCCGTCTTCAATTCCTTTAGCCCTTCTAATTTCTTTAGGGATAACAACACGTCCTAAGTCATCTATTCTTCTAACGATTCCAGTTGCTTTCATTGTTTTATTTCCTCCCTTTCACAAATTGCCATGCCGTTTTTAACACCTTTCACGACATAATTCGGATAACGCTGCATATACTCTAGTACAAGCCTTTTTAAATGTTCTTTATCCCGTGCCTCACTCCACAATCTTTTTGGGAGTAAGACACGATAAGGAACGTTGTTATTAATCAAAACTCATATCCATTACATCTTGTGCTGACTCTTTATCTTTTTTCTTTTTAGGTTCCGGATCAGTTTCTGTATATTCAACATCAATAATTTTTTCTGGTTCTTCCTCACTTGCATCATCTGTAATGTCTTTAACTTCTCTTTCATCTTCCGAAATGGCCTTTTGCATTTCGATGGAGAGGATACCCCATTTCCCTAACATGTTTCTAAGGACTGTTTTCATTGCCATTGCATCATAATCAGACTTCCAGACATTGTTTAAAGCCTTTTTATCCTTCATCTTGTTATGTTTAATCCTATGAGCTTCCACTTCATCTTTCGTCCAGTAGACGGTCTTTTCAAAACCGTTTACTAATCGGAAATAACCACAATAACCAATCACTTTATCACTGCTCGTACCTTCCAAATCGAGCTCTAACTCTTCTGTTAGGCGATTCCACTTTTTTAGTTCTCCTTCTCTTACCTCGATGACATTAATCGCTTTATATTGACCTGTGCGAAGGGCTAATTGAATGTAACCTTTATATCCAAGTTGAAATTGTGCAGCCTTATGACCTTTATTCTTATCGTAGAAAGGAACAATCCAGGCATACCCTAAGTTCTTATCAATCGGTAAATCTAAACTTGCTGCTACCATGGCACTTGAAACAATGGACATTGGTTCAGCTGCTTGGAGACTTGGATCACCGTTGTATAGATTCAATAAGGAAGCCATGAACTGTGGCGCTTTCTTTTCTAATACCTGGTCAAATTTCTTTTGCATCGTTGGTGTATTTAATAATGATTTCAATCCAAGAGAATTAGCAGAAACTTGCTGTGCAGAGGTTTCCTGCTTATTGGCTAATTGATTTTTTAATGTGCTATTCGTAGCCATTAATTAGCCTCCTTTACATCAAATTTTCTAAAGGACGATTGTTTTAATACTTCTTTATGGATATCAGGAAACTTCGCTTTAAGAGCCTTAGAATCAACGCTTGTCCGAGATTGGTTTTTCCAAGAAACAATATAATCTCCGACTGTACCTGTTTCAGCATCCTTTAGGGTATCTTTAATTTTGTTTTCAATTTCTTTCTTTGCTGTTGTAACTAGCTTTTCATCAGCTTTTAGTTGTCTGTATTGATCTATTAAGTCTTTATATTCTGCTGGAAGAATGATCTGTTTTTCTTTTTCAGCACGATCATATTTTTCTTTCAGGAATTTTTCTGCTGCACTGGATCCATCCAATTCAGGAGGGTTTCCTTGCTGTACATGAAATTCCCAAAAGTGTTTAACAGCTTTGAAAATCATGTCAATCAGTTCGTCATCCCGTTCAATCTCTTTCCAGACGAATCGGTTACCTCCGATAAGGACAGCAATATACCCTTTCTCTTTACCGGTAACCCCTAGATAATGTTGAACTTGGACCAGGTAAGTATCAGGAACCTCATCTTCTGCCCAATCTTTTGCAAGATATGCTGAGGCTGTCTTACATTCCAAAACAGATGATTCTCCAACAACAAAACGATCGACGTTTGCCTTTGCATATGGAATTTCAGGATGTGTAAACATAAAGTTTGACCTTCTTACTTTTTTTCCAGTACGTTTTTCAAATTCTTTTGCTACTACATTCTCCATTTCGTTACCCCAATAGATTGCTTCGTTATCAATTTCTACCGGCTCAACTTGTCCTGTTTTTTCAAGCCATAATTCGAATGGAGTACGATATTTATTTAATCCAAGGATAATCCCAACATCACTGCCTCCGATTCCTTTCGTACGTTCTTCTAACCATTCAGCGCGGGTCATATCATGAGTAGGAACAGCGTTTAAATTCATTGCCATCAGTTCAACCTCCGTTTGCTTTATTTAAGAAAATCTACTAAACTAAAAATAATTAAATTGTTTTTTAGGAGCTCACTCTGCCAAGTGAGCTTTTTTCATGCCGTTTTGAACTTAAACTCATATTTTTCTGCCAAATAACGTTCTAGGTTGTCTTTCAAAATTAATTCTCCATCATCCTCAATAACATCATCGCCAGCTAAGATCTCGTCACCGAAATAATCAATTCCACAATGTTCTGGTTGAATTGTCATAGTTTCATAGCCTGTCCGATTTACTAGAGTAATTGCTGGAAGTTCTAGCATTATTTCACCTCCCTCTGATGGTCGTGATCCCCATCAAACTACCAAGAAGCTATAACGAGGCAGGGGATAGACCTCAACTTCTTAGTAGTTTGATAGGTACCAGTTGGCACCTACCATAGTAGAGTGGTATAATGAAAGTGCTGATTCTGAAGCAGTTATCTAACATGGGTCCGTTGGATAGCTGTCTTTTTATTTTTGTTTTTCATCTTTCAAAAAACCGCCTATCATAAATCCAAGTAAGAAGATCAATGCGATATAGAAGAATAGTGCTCCGATCATCCTCTCATTCTCCTTTGAACTACCGAAATCAAAACTCCGTCTTGTGCTAATTTCTGTGCTATTTTTACTAGTTGATTATAATTTCGTTTTTTCTCTTTCAACTTCTCCAATTCATTCACTGATTTCTCAATATCTTTCAATGAGCGTTTAACTTCTTCTAGATCATCAAAGCTAAGAGCGTGTTTTGCGTGATTGAGTAAGTCCATAGAACAAATATGTTCTAATAATGCCTTTTCCATGTCTTGAACGTGATACTGGTTTATATTCATTTTTTTAGCCTCCTAGCTTTTAATGAGACATGCCACTGTTTAATTTCATCTGCAAATGATAGGCCGTGCCATTCGCAGTTATCACCCACTAACGTGATGGCAACAGCTGCAATGTCTAATAGTTCCTTATTGGCATTTCGTAGGGTATTTACTTCTTCTAGGTTCATAAATCCAATTGGCTTTGTTGCTTCTACTTCATCAAGATGGCGTTTGGCTTCATCGATTTCTCGATTTGCTCTAGCGATTAGAGCAGCTGGTGTGTGATCTATGTAGTCACCATCTAAGTAAGGGATTGTGACACCGTCCGCAACTTCTCCCCATAAGGCTGTTGTAGCCTTTACATGGTCTAACTCAGAAGCTATATAAGGCATCACATCCTGTTTTAATTTCCGTTTATCCAATTCAATTTTGCCGAGTAATTCTTTACTGATCGGTAGATTAAGTGACATTTGTTCCTGAGTAAGTTCCCTTTCGTAACGACACTCGGCAATGGTTCTGCCGATAGACAATTTCTATTCCTCCTCTTCCTTAAATGCTTCTTCAAAAGTTGCTTCCAAGATGGAAACATATCTTTCTAACTCATCATCTGACATCTTTAAAATATCTGGACCATGACCAGGTACTGAACGGAATCGACTTGCTCTTTTCAGCAAGTTTTTTCTTTTTTCAGTTAGCTTTATATTAATCACTCCTTTGTACTTACGGTATTCTGTTAATAGACTTGGAACTGTTTTACAATTTAACTAGATTAAGAGACTTTCCTAGGTATCCAGTTTTCAATGTACCGAATGGCTGACTGTAATTCCCTTTGCTTAACGTCTTTGTAACTGGCAACTCCGAAACGATCTTTAATCTCTCGATAGAGTTCACGGAAAAGCTTGGCGGCTTCTGTTTTATCTTCCGTGAACTCATAAACTCGACGAGCTACACCTTTTTGTAAGCGACGTTGTTCACCACTAGTGAGTGTGATCTGTTCTTCTACTTTGTTATCAACAGATGTAATTAACTTTCTTATTTCATGTTGCTCCTTGATAATCGAATCATGACTTTCTACAAGATCAGCTGTCGTTCTTAAGACAGTTACAAGGGCTTTTTCTTTAGAAAGTGGTGTGACATTTTCTTTTACTGTGTAATATTCATCAACAAGCATTTCGTAAGCGTCCCACGCTTGGTCAGTGTTTAATGATTTTGCATGTAGCCAAGCTCCTTTTTCAGTCCAGAGATATAAACGATTTAAATTTAGCGAAAGGTCAATTTGTCCTTTTGCTCTGAACTCTCTTAATTCTTGACCTTCTAAAAGAAGGTAATGTTTATTTTCTTTGTAACGGTCTTTATTTCGATTGAAATTCTTAACGATTCTTTCAGAATCTGCTCCATATGCTTCTGCCAATTGAGAAGTAAGTAATACCCGTTGGTTATTTTCGATAATTGGTTTTAATTGATTCATTAGATAGCCTCCTTAGTTATTTCTGATTCTCTCTCGCGAATCCAAGCATCAATACTTTCAACTGTGAAAAGGATTCTGCGACGCACTTTGAAATGAGGAATTTGTTTTTCTCTAACCATTGTGTAGATGGTGTCTTGATGTACTCCCAGGTAGTCAGCAACCTCTTGAACCTTTAGAGTTCGTCGTTGCATAATTTCACCTCCCTTTGTGGTAAATAATCCAGCAACTCAACAATTTCCATCAGACGGTTAATTACATCTTGGTCGGTGTAACCGTCTTGGATCATCATTGCGGATTCTAAAACCATGTATTTGATTTGCGCCTTCAAGGTTTGCTCTGCGAGGTTCATGGTGTTACCTCCTTGTTAGGCAGTGTTAATACTTAATTGTTTGATAACGGATTCCGTTAGTTTAGTATCATAAAAAACACCTGGCTCTACTCCTAGAGCTATAGAAATTACTTTTAATCTTTCAACATCTAACCGGGTTGAACCACTTTCTATGTGTCTATATCCCTGTAATGACATACCTAATTTTTTTGCTAAGTGAGTTTTCGAAACACCTTTTGCTTCCCTAATTCGTTCGACATTTTTGTGAATCATGTTGTCACCTCCAATCACTAACGTTATCCGTTAATTACATATTAATAACGAATTCCGTTAATGTCAACACTTTTTGAAAATATTTTCTCATATACCGTTAGTTAAGTATCTAATGCCGTTACTAGGTGTTAAAATTAGTAATAATTGATGTTAATAGAGGTTGATTTTATGGATATCGGAAAAAGAATAAAAAATAGACGAAAAGAAAAAAACCTCAGACAAGAAGACCTTGCTAAAAAGGTTAATGTTTCTTCGCAAGTTATTTCCAATTGGGAAAGAGGTTACACTGAGCCTTCTCAAAGTGATGTCGCAAAGTTAGCTGATGCATTGGACTGTTCTACAGATTTTCTGCATGGAAGAACAGATGATCCTTCTAATTCAAATGAGGAAAAACTAAAAAAACTCCCTTTAGAAGAGGGTGATTCAATCCACTTCTTCGATATGGAAGGTCTAGATGAAGACGATATTGAATTCATCAAAAACCAAATTGAACATTTAAGGAAAAAAGCTAAAAAAAATGACACGGATAAATAACGTGTCTTTTCTTTGATACATAACAGTCAATATTTGTCGATTTTACCAAACTATTTATTTATGCATTCTGTTATCAATAGTCTATTAGGCTATTTAAATATAAAAGTTTCATAACAAAAATTAAAGGGGAGTTTCAAAGAATGAAAAAGCTATTTTTGTTTATATTTACTCTTTCGTTATTTCTTCTAGGTGCTTGTACTTCCGAAGAATCAAAAAAGGAAAATCCTGATTCCAAAGAAAAAGCTTCCAGTGAGGAAGTTGAAACCGAAAGTACAGAAGAGTCGGATAGTAAATACCCATTCCCAGAAAATGCTCAACCTGTTGGTGATGCGTCTATTTTAGTTAGTACACCAGCTGGAGATTCATCTAATGGAAATGTTCCTGTTTTGTTTGTGAACGAGGATGATATGTTAATTCAAATTGGTTTAGATGCTGAAAACTTCCAAGGTGATAAGGAAACGTTCATTTACATAAACAAAAAGTTTCTAACTACCGATCAATTTGGTGAGATGAACCAAACATCTTTAGACCTTCAAGAGGAACTGTTAGATCCAGGTGAATATACAGTAACTGCTGTTCAATTCGAAGGTAATGACCCAGCAAAAATGCCTGTTACATTCGTAGAAGCAAAATACAAAATCGAAGAAAAATCATAGAGTACTTAGCCCTTTTTCGGGCTTTTCTTTTAAAAAACAAATCGAACATATATTCCAAGGGGGAATTTACCAATGAAAGAAATTATTTATTTAGATACCGGAATACTACATTCTTATATCGCTCAACATAATGATGGGCTACCAACTGCAACTAGTAATGAAAGAGGAGAAGAAATTCAAGATACTAACGAAGAGGCTAATGGATTTCAAAGTAGAACTTCCTTTGAAGCAAAACTTAAATCAGGAAAATTTGAAATTCCAGTATTATTAAAAACACCAGAAGGTGAATTTAAGGTAGTAATTCAACCAGGAAAATTCGCTACTGAAAAATCAGTAATGACTCAGATAGAAAGTGGAAAAGAAATAATTTCAAAACAACTGCACGATAATGCTTTAGAAGCTTTTGTTACTCAATTAGAAGATGAAGGAAAAATGCATGAAATTGCAAGTGGTGAAATGGAAGGGAAAATGGTAAAGGTAAAGTCAAATTTTAAAATAATTGACTTTAAGTATTTAAAGAAAATTATACAACCTCAAACTTTAATAGATTTTATGTTCATGCAAACAGATAAAGAAATGCAATCTTTAATAAAAGAAATAGACAGTACTCCTAACAAGCAAGAAAGAACGAGACAAAAGGCTTTGATTAATCAAGAGCAATCTAAGATGGATAAGATAAAAAAAGATAAAAAAGAAGAGTTTGAGAAAATTGAAAAATCAATAAACTACTTAATTGATATTTTACCCATGGAATCATTTATTGTAATTGGAAATGCTATTGCCCCATTAAAAAATGAATATTTAAGAGAGAAAGCAAATGAATTAATGTTTAAATATGGAGGCGCAAGCTCTAGCTTAACGGTAACCTTGGTAGGAAAAGTGACTAAAAAAATAACAGATACAAATATGCCCGAATTTAATAAGGACCCCTTCTTTGAAATCCCTGCAATATTAAATAGTGTATTAAGTCCTTTAGGAATAATTAAGAAAGGCGACTTAATTATTTCACCAATAGCTATTTATTTCGAATAAGGCTAAAAGCCTCTCTTCTTTTCATCATTTGTTTCTTATGGGAAGAAATGTTTTGTCTTGTTTTATCATAAAATTGATCGTTTTTATGTTCTTGATCAATGATCTTTTTCGCAAATTTATTAAATAGATCATTTTTATTATTATTAAACATCCTAACACCTCCCATATTATTATTATTATCTTAACATGTAATAAATTATTCAAAAAGCATTATTTTGTTTACATTTTAACAGCCCTATCTTTAGGATAGGGCAACTTTATAGCTTTAATACGAACATACATTCTACACCGAGGTGAATTCACAGTGAGCTGCAAATATGTAAAAACACATCTAGAAGAATGGATTCAAGAGTTTTATCAACAAATGGGAATATTAGTTCCAGAAGAAATTAATGAAAAAGCGATTTCGAGATACTTAAGTATATCTCTTTCAAATAAAAAGGGTCCTTCTTATAACCTTAATATTTCGGGAATACGCGCTATTAATGTTGATTCAAGAAAAATTATTACTAAGCAAAGAGAACAGTTTTTTCACGAACTTTGTCATTCTCTCCTTCACCCAGGTAATCAGACGAAGATGGCGAAGACATTTAAGTTACTTCAAGAAAATAAGGCGGAAAACTTTGCATTACACTGTGCTATACCTACTTTCATGCTATTAAAATACGAAATTGCTAATTTAGATGTTGCAGCTGGCATTCCTTTTATCATGGACAAGTTTAAAGTTACTGAGGAATTTGCAAAAACTCGACTACGACAGTTTAGAAATAAGTTACTTCAAGCAAAATCAGATGAAGAGCTAAGAAAGAGAAAAGAACCGGTTTATAACTATTCAAAGGGGATTCCCCCTAGAAAATTTCCTAGTCATACTAATGAAATAGTCGAAAGAGCTTTAGCATTTAAAAAAAATCAGGCAGGTGTTTTTAATTGATCCATCACAAAGTCTACTCCCATTATCATCATGATGGAACCTTACCAATTTGGTTCGTTATAGATGTAAAAAGAAGTACCATTGATTGGAATGAGAATATACTTCATGTACCCATACAGCAACCCTTTGATGAACACAATGCAGAGGAATTTGACCAATTTGATATGAATTTATCTATTAATATGGGAGATTTAACGCTTGGTACTGAATCAAATAGTTTTGGAATTAATTTATGCAGAATTAAAAAAAGGTTAGAGAAATATGATGCAAAATCAAACGAAATATCAAATTTTGTACTTTTAACTCAAGATATAGCAGAAATTTTAAACATGACTGTATAAAAGGATGAGCCAAATGCCGCAGCAGAGACTCTATTACGAAGATGTAGATGGGAAAGTAATTCCTTACTGGTACGTACTTACTTTTAGACCTGGTGAAATTGATTGGGATAAAGATTTCTATTTTTATACACCAATAGCACCTTTTGAATTTTTTGAACGCGATGAATTTGACGATGAAGTCGTGAGTGCATCTATTTATGCAGCTGACTTTATTAGAAAGGGTCATCAACTAGGGATTAATTTAAAACTTGTAAAGAAACGTATTGATCAATACGGTGTGGATCCATATGTCGTTAGGCAATTAATTGTGCAAATTCCTGATATAGAGGAAGTTTTATCATACCTTCCTAATAAAAGAACAAAATCATTTATGATGATGAGGTGATTGTATGGCTAATGTTGAAGATCGCAAAAATGGTAGCTATCGTTTGACAGTTATTCTGGGATATGACGACAAAGGCACCCCAATTCGAGAAAGAAAAACAGTAAAAGCAAAAAATATGAAGGAAGCCAAGAAGATGCTTACTGTATTTGAGGCTGAAATCCTAACAGGAAAGTTTTTTAAGGCAGAGGATAAGATGACATTAACAGCATTTTATCCACAGTGGATAGAGAAACATGCTAAAGACACTTTATCTCCAGACACCCTACAAAACTATGTAAGTATCTTGAATAATAGAATCCTCCCAAAATACGGACATTTTAAACTGGAAGATATTAAAACAATCCATGTTGTAAACTTCGTTAACGATCTAAAAAAAGACGGTCAACGTCTTGATGGGAAGAAAGGAAAACTATCTGCATCATCCATCCTAAATTGTTACAAGGCATTTAATAACGTCCTCTCTTGTGCACATCGATGGAAATTGATAAAGGAGAACCCTGCCATTGGAGCCAAGCCGCCAAATGGAAAGTCTAAGAAATCAGAGGTCTATTCAAAAGAGGAACTATCTGAGTTACTAAATTTACTAGATAATAAACCACTTTTCTGGAAAACTCTTATCATGATGGCTGTATCAACCGGCGCACGTGAAGGTGAAATTGCTGCTCTTGAATGGAAACACCTGAACTTTGAAAAAGGTACTATACGAATTGAACAAGCGATTTCAGAAATAAAAGGTGAAGGTGTAAAGCTAAAAGGAACTAAGACAGGAAAGGATCGTACAGTTACTGTACCTGACACTTTATTAACCATGTTAAAAACATTAGAACGTTTACGAAAAGAAGAAAAGCTAAAGGTTGGAGAATTATTAGAGTGGCCAGATCACTTTTTTATATTCGCCAATGAATTTGGAAAACCTATTCGGCCAGATAGCATTGGTCAATGGTGGCGACGCTTTACGACAAGTAATCAATTCAAGCATATTCGCTTTCATGATCTTAGGCATACTTCTGCTACACTTTTAATTAATGAGGGTGTTCACGCAAAGGTTATCAGTGAAAGATTAGGTCATGCTGATATTTCCACGACAATGAACATATACGGTCATGTACTTGAAGAAGCTGACAAAACAGCAGCTACTCACTTTGAATCCTTCTTTGAAAAGAAAGCATAA